TTTCTGGATTATCAGGCCCGCTGGTTTGAGGATGAAAGCGAGGTCTGCATCGCGGAAAAATCCCGCCGTACCGGGCTTACCTGGGCGGAAGCCGGGCGTAACGTCATTACCGCTGCAAAACCGAAGCGGCGCGGTGGCCGCAATGTGTTTTATGTGGGGTCAAAGCAGGAGATGGCGCTGGAATATATTTCTGCCTGCGCCCTGTTCTCCCGTGCCTTTAACCAGCTGGCAGATGCTGATGTGTATGAGCAGACCTTCTGGGATCGGGATAAAAAAGAAGAAATTCTGACCTACATGATCCGCTTTCCGAACAGTGGATTCAAAATTCAGGCACTGTCTTCCCGTCCGTCAAACCTGCGCGGCCTTCAGGGAGATGTGGTGATTGATGAAGCCGCGTTCCACGAGTCACTGGATGAGCTTCTCAAGGCGGCAATGGCGCTTACCATGTGGGGCGCGCGCGTGCGTATTATCTCCACGCATAACGGCGTCGATAATCTGTTTAATCAGTACATTCAGGAAGCCCGCGAGGGACGCAAGGATTACAGCGTCCACCGCATAACCCTGGATGATGCCATTGCGGACGGGCTGTACCGTCGTATCTGTTATGTCACCGGCCGCGAATGGTCACCGGAAAGCGAGCAGAAGTGGCGTGATGATCTCTACAAAAACGCCCCGACCCGTGAGGATGCCGACGAGGAATACGGCTGTATCCCGAAAAAATCCGGCGGTGCCTATATTCCTCACGCACTTATTGAAATGGCGATGATCCGCGACATCCCGATTCTGACGTTTGAAGCCCCGGACGACTTCATCAGCCGTGCCGCATGGCTGCGTGAATCGGAAGTTTTAACCTGGTGTGAAGAACATTTAAAACCGCTTTTAGAGGCGTTAAATCCCCGTTCCCGCTTCAGCTTCGGGGAAGACTTTGCCCGCACCGGTGACCTCTCCTGCTTTGTGCTGCTGGAAATCACCGAATCCCTGGCAAAACGTGAGGTGTTTCGCGTGGAGCTGCGCAACTTGCCGTATGCCCAGCAGGAGCAGGTGATGATGTACATCCTGACCCGCGTTCCGGCCCTGGTTGGTGCAGCGTTTGACGCCACCGGTAACGGCGGCTATCTGGCAGAAGCCGCGCTGCTGGCCTTTGGTCCGGACATCATCGACTGCGTGATGTTGTCGCCGAAGTGGTACGGCGAGTGGATGCCAAAACTGAAAGCCGAGTTTGAAGATCAGAATATCCTCGTCGCCCGCCATCAGACCACGCTTGATGATTTGCGCCATGTGAAGGTGGTGAATGGTATCCCGCAAATCGACAAGGGGCGCACGAAGGACCAGAACGCAACGGCTGCGAACGCCCGCCGCCATGGTGATTTTGCCGTGGCACTCTGTATGGCAAACCGGGCGTCATACATGGAGGGTTTCATCCTGGATGAATCAGCCTGTCAGGCGCTGCCGGAGCGGTCGCGGGCAATGGAGGGCGGTTATCGTGATGACGATGAGGCATATCATGAATTTGATCGGGGGTGCTGGTAGTGGGACGCATAATTGATCTTGACGGAAAACCTTTCTCCTTTGACCCGGAGATGCAAAGTACCGCGCTGGATATTCCGCAGATTGCCAGCCGTTATGTTGAGCATCCCGCCTCGGGTATCACCCCGAACCGGGCGGCGCAGTGCCTTCGCGGGGCTGAACGTGGCGATCTGATTGCCCAGTCCGATCTGGCGGCTGACATTGAAGAAAAGGACACCCACCTTTTTGCGGAGCTGGGCAAGCGACGTCTTGCCATTCAGGGGGTGCCATGGAGCATTGAGCCGCCACCGAACGCCAGCGCGAATGAGAAAAAGGACGCGGAAATGCTCGACGAATATCTGCATTCCGCAGACTGGTTTGATGCCATGCTGTTTGACGCCACGGATGCCATCCTGAAGGGCTATTCCTGCATGGAAATTGAGCACGGGATGCTCGGTAAAATGCACATCATCCGCGCCATCCGCTGGCGTGACAGCGGGCATTTCTGCCTTAACCCGGATGATTTGAGCGAACTGCGACTGCGTGACGGCAGCCATGCCGGGGTGGCGTTTCAGCCCTTTGGCTGGATAGTGCATCAGTCGCGTTCACGCACCGGCTACGGTGGTGCGACGGGGCTTGTCAGAACGCTTATCTGGCCGTTCATTTTCAAAAACTATTCCGTGCGCGATCTGGCTGAATTTCTGGAGGTGTACGGCCTGCCGATGAAGGTCGGTAAATACCCGTCCGGGGCAACACCGGAGCAGAAAAGCGCCCTGATGCGGGCGGTGATGGATATCGGGCGACGTACAGGCGGGATCATCCCGGCCGGGATGTCGCTGGAGTTTCAGGCAGCCGCGAACGGTCAGGCCGATCCGTTTGAAACCATGATTTCGTGGGGGGAGCGTTCCATCTCCAAAGCTATCCTCGGCGGCACGCTGACCACGGAAGCCGGAGACAAGGGCGCGCGCTCGCTGGGTGAAGTGCATAACGAGGTGCGCCGGGAAATCAGGGATTCTGATTTACGTCAGCTGGCCGCCACGCTGAACCGCGATCTGGTGTATCCGCTGTATGCCCTGAACACCGCCCACGCCATTGATATCCGTCGCCTGCCGCGTATCTGTTTCCAGACAAAAGAGCCGGGGGATATCACCAAAATCACCAGTGCGGTGATGCAGCTCAGTATGGGGATGGATATTCCTGATCCCTGGGTACGGGAGCAGACCGGTATTCCACAGCCTGCCCCCGGTGAAGCCATCTTCCGTGTCCGTCAGAGTGGCAATGAACCTGCTCAGACAGACAAAGAGATGCCACCGGAAAAACAGGAGAAGACAGAGCAGACAGCGCTGGCTGCCAGACTGCCGGAAGCGAAAAGCAGCCCCCGAGATGAACTGGACGACATGGGGGATGCGGTGCCTGCCCGCCGGTTACAGGAGGCCATCGACCCGGTACTGGAGCCGGTCATTGATGCCATCAGAACGCGGGGGCTGGCGGATGCGCTGGCAGACCTGCCTGCCCTTTATCGTGAAATGGATGATTCCCGCCTGATGACGCTGCTCAGTGATGCCATGTTCGCTGCGGAAATGAAGGGGATGCTGGATGGCTCAGGGGATTGATTTAGGTTATGCCGCTACCCTTCCCTCAAAAGAGGCGGTGGCATACTTCCGCGCCAAAGGGGCGCATATCAGCTGGAACTGGTTCGAAACAAACGCAGATGTTCATGCCCGTTCATTCACGGCGGCAAAAGTGGCACGCCTGGACGTACTGACCACACTACAGGCGGAAGTGCAGCGTGCTGTTGATGAGGGGATTTCACAGAAAGCATTTATCCGCACACTGACACCCCGCCTGCAAAAGCTGGGATGGTGGGGAAAGCAGATTGTGGTGGACAGCGCCGGTAACGCAGAAGAAGTACAACTGGGCAGTCCCCGCCGACTGGCGCTGATTTACAACGTGAACACCCGCGTGGCTTACAATGCCGGGCGTTACACGCAGATGATGAACAACACGGAGACGCATCCGTTCTGGCAGTATGTGGCTGTGATGGACAGCCGCACCCGTCCGGCGCATTCCGCCCTTAACGGGCTGGTATTCCGCTATGACGATCCGTTCTGGAATACACACTACCCGCCCAATGGCTGGAACTGCCGCTGCCGTGTGCGGCCATTGTCTCAGGCCCGTCTGGATGCGATGGGACTCTCTGTTTCATCTGGTCAGGATCATCTCTCCACCCGCAATGTTGAGGCTGGCGTGGATAAGCAGACCGGGGAAGTCAGAGAAATGCCGGTGACCACATATTCAGATGGCACCAGAACCATGACACCGGATGTGGGCTGGTCATATAACCCCGGTTCGGCGGCGTTCGGCACAGACCAGGCGCTGATCCGTAAACTGATCGAGGTGAAAAGCCCGGCGTTACGGGAAATGGTGGTTCAGGAGATGAACAACAGCCCGGAGCGGCAGCTGGCGTTCCGCATCTGGGCAAAAAACATCATGAAAACCCGGCGAGGCGGTAACGATATCCGCACGCTGGGCTTTATGACCGAAAGTATTGCGCAGGCGGTGGAAAGCCGGACGGGAACGCCACCGGCCCGCCTGCTGGCGATGAGCGGTAAAAATGTGCTCCATGCGGACAGCGTGAAACATCAGAATGACGG